AGATGGCAGCTAATAAAGCATACGCAGGTTATAAAGCTAGTAAGAGGAGCAAGTAATGACATACATAGAACTTATTAATAGTGTGTTGCGAAGACTAAGAGAAGATACAATTACAACTAACTGGTCTGGAAATATAAATGATAATTCTAATATTAGTGGTTATCATAAACTTATCGGTGAGTTAGTTAATGATGCTAAGAAACAAGTAGAACAATCACACGATTGGAATTCATTAAGAGAGACTTTTAATATTACTTTAGTAGATGGCACTATGCAATACTTACTAGGTGATGTAACAACAGGTGCTGGTCTAGTATTTAATACATTAGATGTAAGGAATAAGACAACAGGTCAACAGCTAGAACAAGTTAATAATGACTGGTTAAATGACAGAATGTTTCCTACATCGAAAGCTGCTAGAGGAGAGCCTACCAAGTATGCATTCAATGGTTCAGCTCAGGCAAGTAATACAAGAGAACCAGATGTAAAACTAGATTTTTATCCTATACCTGATTCAAGTGTAGATGGTGATATTGTTGCTGTGAATGTAGTTAAAGAACAGTCACCTCTTAAAAAAGCAACTGATGTATTAAAGGTTCCTTATCAACCAGTTATATTAGGAGCTTGGGCTAGAGCTATAGCTGAGAGAGGAGAAGATGGAGGAACACAGTCTAGTATTGTAGCAGAGGAAGCATTCAATTCTTTAAATCAAGCTATAATGTTAGATGCTGGTAATTTTGAATATGAAAGAGACTGGATTATAGGTTAATGGCTAAGCAAATAAAAGCTTTATCTTTAGATACTATAGGTCTTAACGGCTTAGATACTCAGAACAGTGCTACTGAATTAGGTTCTAAGTGGTTAACTAAAGCTGATAATATTAGTTTTACTGATGGTGGTAGAGTTGCTTTCAGAAAAGGATTGAAGCAAATTAGTCTAGGAGAAGGAAACAGTATAGGTGCTATCCATGAACACTTTAATGGTACTGTAGATATTGTATTTGCTTCAGCAGCAGATAAGATATACACTGCTAACTTATCAGACAAAGATAATGTATGGTCTACATACTATACTACAAGTGTAAGTTATTCAGATTGGCAATTCAGTAATTTTAATAACCAGTGTCTTGCAGTTCAAACTGGTTCTGAAATGCTTTATTATGAAACCATTGCAGGAACTGGAAGTTGGGATGTAATAAGTAATTCTTCTTCTTATAGTGCTCCCACTGGAGTTAGTTTCTTTGACCCTAGTTGTGTACTAGGTTTTTATGGTAGAGCTTGGGCAGGCGGCGTATCAGAAGAACCTGATGTTCTACATTATTCTAATGTATTAGAACCTCATAAGTGGAATAACTTTATTGACCTTAAAGGTGTATGGGGACACGATGAGATTGTAGCTATAAAAGCTTTCAGTGGTAAATTAGTTATCTTCGGTAAAGAAAATATTGTATTATATAATAACCCTGATGATATTTCTAACATAGTATTAGATGAAGTAATTAGAGGAATTGGTTGTGTATCAAGAGATTCTATACAAGAGATTGGAGATGATATTTATTTCTTATCTAAGACAGGAGTAAGGTCTTTATATAGAACAGCCACACTAGATAAGTTACCTTTAACAGAACAAACAATAACTGTCAAAGATGATATGATTCAGTATGCATCTAGTGGTAATAATGCTAAGTCTGTCTATCTTCAAGATGAAGGATTTTATATAATAACTTTTCCTACAGTTAATGTAACTTATGCTTTAGATATAAAAACTAAGACTGAAATAGGAACTCCTAGAATAACTAGATGGGTATTCACTAAAGATAGAAAACCTACATCTTTAGGTTATACTCAAAGTCAAGGGTTTTTAATAGGACAATACTCAGGAAGGATTGCAGAGTACACAGGTTATTATGATTCTGATTATTTAGGTTCAGATGTCTATGATAATAATTCTTATTTAGGTGCACTATCTACAGTATGGATTGATTTAGGTGATGGAGTAGTTGCTTCTATTCTAAAGAAATTAATAATGGTAGCTGCTGGTGGTGAGAACACTACAGTTTCTATTAAGATATATACAGATTTTTCTAGCATACCTAAGTTGAGTGGTAGCTTTCTTTTGAACCCACCAGTCTTAGGAACTCCTTCTCTATGGGGAGCTTCTGCTTCTTTATATGGAACATCTAAGTATACACCTATTTCTGGATTTACAGAGAAGACATTAGCATTAAGCAATACAGCAAAATACTTAAGATTTGAATTAGAAGGCGTAAGCAATGGAAATAAAACATCTTTACAATCATTATCATTATTATATAAACAAGGGAAAATACGATGAGTAGTTACAATATACAAGTAAACTGGGCTGGAAAAGATTCTCTGTTAGATACAGACCCAGAGAAAGTAATTTCAGGAGCAGACTTTGACGAAGAGTTCACGGAAATAAGAACTGTATTCGATAGTAAAGCAGATGTAAATGGAGATGCTACTGAAGCATTTAATACTGCAACTGCCGCTGAAGATAGTAATACTACTGTAGCTGCTACAACACAATGGGTAAATAGTTATGCTGCTAAGACTGCATATCCAGTAGGTTCAATTTATTTAAACGCTACAGATAGCACAAACCCTGCCACATTATTTGGTTTTGGTACTTGGGTTGCTATCGGTGCAGGTCGTATGCTAGTAGGTATAGATACTGGCGATACAGATTTTGATACTGCTGAAGAAACTGGTGGTAGTAAGACACATACATTGACAATCGATGAGATGCCAGCTCACACCCATACATATCAAAGTCCAGATATTAATTCTATTGCTGATGACTGGGTTGAGAGAAGTGCTTATCAGGTTGATAATACTTATACAACTACTAATACATCCTCTACTGGTGGCGGTAATGCACATAGTATTCTTAACCCATACCTTGTTGTATATATGTGGAAGAGAACTGCTTAATGATATATTCGGCAGCAACTCCAATATTATCTGTTAACATAAAAGATAGTGTTGATATTGCAGAACTAGAAAAGTTTTGTTTAAAGACAGAACAAGAAGATAAAGGTATTGCTGTTTCTAATAAAGGAGGTTATCACAGTAATTACTTATCTATCGGAGAACAAAAAGAAAAGATTATTGGTGACTTGTTAGATGCAATAACTAAAGCAGTAATAGATTATTGTAGTGAGCTACAGATGAAGATGCCTAGAGATATTAAAGAGATGTGGATTAATATTGGCAGACATAAAGATAGTCAGATATTACATAACCACGCTCCTTTCTATTTATCTGGTGTTGTTTATGCTCACACAGAAGACAGTGAAGATTTTGGTAACTTAGTATTCTGTCCTGCTGGTGAAGTTTCTATGCAAGAATGGTCTATTAAAGGCGGTAAAGTTAGAGAGTATATAAAACCAGAAGCAGGTCAATTAATAATATTTCCATCTTGGGCATCACATTATGTAGAACCTAATATGGATACAGATAAACATAGAATATCTATGTCATTTAATATTCAATAAAGGTAAATATAATGAATAAGTACACTTTAAAAACAGGAGATAAATAATATGTGGGGACTACTTGCATCAGTAGCAGGGAATCTTATTTCCGCTAATGCTGCTAAAAAACAGATGGCAGCTAGACAGTCTGCGGCAGAAAGAGAAAGACAATTAAGGTTAGAAGCAGCTACGCCTTGGGATGTTATAGGTCCTAGTGGACAAGTGACTTATGACCCTGAAACAAAACAGGTAGTAAGTGAACTATCTCCTGAACTAACTCAACTAAGAGAAGGACTATTTTCTGATATCCCTATGTTCAGAGAAATGGTTTCTCCTTATTTAAGCAGAGAAGGTTTTGAAGGAGAGGCACAGAGAAGAGCTGCTGGAGAACAAGCATTAATTGAGAAGGCTACTCAAGATGCACTAGAAGAAAAATTCGGTAGATTAGTAGGCAGAGGACTGGCTGGTAGTACATTAGGTGCTGAAGCTTTATCTCAGACAGCACAAAGAGGAGCTGAGTCAGGAATAGCTGCACTACAAAGACAGAGGGGTTTACTATCTGGTGAAATTACTGATGCATTAAATAGAGAATCTATGGCAAGGACAGGATATGCTAATATGGGTAATCTTATTTCAGGTTACGGTGCTATGGGAACTCTGCCAGCAAGTAATCAAATGAATGCATTAGGATTAACAGGAACACCTATATTACAGAATGCTTATATGTCAGCTAGTGCTCAAGCACAACCTAGTTATCAATTAGGAAGTGCCTTAGGTAATCTTACTTTTAATCAAGGAAGTACCAATGGCAGTGCTTATGATATGATAGACGGAATAGGAGTTACAAGCCCAAGCAGTTCAGGAGGTGGTCTATTCGGTGGACTTGGTAATTTTGTAAGTAGTTTATTTGGAGGTTAAGAAATGAATGGAATGTTTGGACAAATAAACGCACCTATAATGACTCCAGAACAAGCGATGGCTAATGTAGGTCAATCGCAAGCTGAAGGAATTACTGGTATGTTAGGAAAAGTATTTAACTTACA